TGAACCCGTTTCTCCTATAGATCCAGTTGCTCCAGTTGCTCCAGTTGCTCCAGTAGCTCCAGTTGCTCCTGTGCTTCCCGTAGCGCCGGTAGCTCCAGTGGCTCCAGTTGAACCAGTAGCTCCAGTATGACCTGTCGCCCCGGTATGACCTGTCGCCCCGGTATGACCTGTCGCCCCGGTAGATCCTTTTGCTCCAGTATGACCTGTCGATCCAGTTGCTCCTTGTGGTCCAGCAGGAGGTAATGGAGGCAGTTCAAGACAATCAGGACACTCATCATATTCTTGAGAACAATCATAACAGTCATCAGGTATATAACAAGGATCATAACTACAACTGGCACCACCATATGCGGCAGCAGGACGACCATTGATATTTGCGACAGTCAAATTAGTAACGGTGATATTTTGTGCGTTGATATTACTCATAATTATTATAAATATATAATTTAAAATAATTTACTTGGTTTTTCTTAATGTAATAATTTAAGGAACAGGGAATGGCCTTTGGAATTTTGGAACTGCTTGTGGAACAGGCATAATCACTGGACCAGTCTTAAAAATATTAGCACTTTGTAAACATTTTAATTCAGGAGTTAAAGGAGGAGCAGGATTTACTAGATTAGTTGAATTAATTCCGAATAAAAAAGATTCAATATCAGCAGCATTATGTGATAATGTGTTCCATGGCAATTGACCAGGGTTCAAACCTCTACCTGGTAATCTAGTATCATATGCAGTGCCATTAGCACCATTTTTATAAAGTTGCCAATCTTCAATACCATAATTTTGCTTTAAAAATAAACAAAAGTTACCAGGAGTATTCTTATTGCGAGTAGATGCCATTATATATATTATAATTATAAAAAGAATAATATATAAATTTATAGTTTTAAATATTTGGAGATTGATTTTTTAAAATATCAATAGAATGTGCTTTCAGTTGAATTAATAATTCATTATCAATAGTTCCTAATTCAATTTGTTGACATATACATTTGTGTGTAATATAAAATGTTTGTTGACTAAATAATGTAAGTATAATTAATTGTTTAAAATTGTGTAACTTTTCTTCATCATAGTCATTGTTTGGTGAAAATGTTTTTAGAGCTATTTGTGACATTTCTTCAATAATGATCTTAAATTCTGGATTCATACACATTTTGTCAAATACATATTTCATTCCTAAATCAATCTTGTCATCTACTATATTTTCACAGTTAAATACTGAAATAAATTCATCAATATAAAGTTTATGACATATATCAATTACATCTTGACTAGAGTATTCATATTCATCGTCAGAATCTTCTTCTTTTTCTTTTTCAGTTTTGTCTTTTAGTTTTAAAATAAGTTCTTCTTTGATATCGTTATATTTTACTTTGAATTGAGTATTATACATTTTAAATAGTATATTACTATCTCTTTAAATGATTACAAACTAACAAAATAAAAATAAAAAGAATATTTATAAAAATAAAATAACGCCTGTTCCGATTAATACACCTCCAATAATTTTTTTATAATTACATAAACAATAGTTAAAAATAGTAGAATCTATTTCGTGCCACGAATTTCCACGAATGTGTGTAAAATATTTTCCGCCATCACATTTATTTTCGTTACAAACGTTACAATCACCAGCAAATTCGTTTTGTGTTAAAACGTACATATTTGGTATTTTGCCATATGATCCTATCATATTTGTTAAAAATAATGGTCCGGTGCTATACATAACATGTAAATGTTTACCAAAGTATTCATAATTGTGAATATTTTCTTGTAAATGATCAATACAAAATTTAAAAAATGGATGATTAGGAATAACCATATAAAAGGCGTTAGTAAAGCTGGTTTTAACATTTGAAGAGTTAGCAAAAACAATGTTATATTTTAAAAGTTTATTAAGTTTATAATTACAAATTATATCCATATCTAAATAAACTCCGCCGTATTTGTATAAAACTAAATATCTAAATGCATCACATCGTTGAATATCATATTTATATGATTTATATATTTTGTGAAAATCAGGATAAAATTTCTTAACAAATTCATCCATTGTTTTATGAGTCCATAAAATATGTTTAAAATCTTTATTAATTGTTTTACATGATTCTACAGCATCTTTCCATTCGTCTGGTATATCTTTAGTTTTCCATGTTTGATGAATAATTTTGGGTATCATATAAATAGTTAATAATATATTTTACAAAATAATTTAAAGCTCTTTAAATTCAAAATTAAATATATTATTTTAAGGCATAGCTTGACCAGCAGTGTGAGTAGTGTAAAAATCACGATCTCTTGTTAGTTCACGAGATGGAACACCTCCTCGAATCCAACCTTCAGAAGCCATTCCTTCAATCATTAAACTAGGATTTTGGATGGTTTGTTTTACTTCTGGAATCAAAGGAGTAGTGTGATATTTCAAATAACTCTTCTCGGTTAAACGGGTAACACTACGTTTATTTGTAATAGCTTCTCCTTGCTGAATTTGGGCTTCTAAAATAGGATCAACAGATCCTCTTCCTAAATATGGGACAGTAGCAAATGGTCTTCCAAATAGGTCAATTCTGGCTTTTGGATTAGTTTGAATACCTCCAATCAAAAGCTTGGAACTTTCGTCAACATTGCATCCACCTGCTCCTAGACCAAAACCTCCGCTGTAATTAATGCAGGGCTGAGATGTTGCTAAAGCTTTGGCATTCTTCATTGAGCAATCCTGGGCAAAATAATTTTGTAATAAATAACTACAAGCAGAAGAGTTTTGAATTGAATTTTGATCTATACAACAACCATCATTTCCGATTCTTGACATACCATTAAATGTAAAGTCTGAGACGTAAGCCATTTTATATATATTACTACAATAATATTTTTCTTAAAATATATATAAAATTTTTGTTAAATGTGCTAATATATTTTTTACTTTTAAATAAGAATGTATCTGTAATTGTCTTGTACTCTTGCGAATGCTCCGTCTGGTCCTGAACTCTTACCTGATGGCATATTTCCATATAAATATTCGGCATATGCACCTTGATCATTACAAACTCTCGTATTGGGCATTGAATAAAATTGCATCATTGAATTGTCTAAATCATAATTATCTGCTAAGTCTCCATAAAGTTGTTTGTTAGTATTAATGATACCAGGATACAACATTTGAGTTTGTTTTTTAACTGATTTATCTATATCGTCATAAACATCTGGATTGAAACTGGGAGCCGCCGATAATCTATTTGGATCATCCATTATATCAGTTAGCAAAACATTTCCCATAGGATTTTTCTTTGTTGTAGGATGAAAATTAGAGCGTAATAGTTTTTCTAATGTTACTGGATTTGTTGTAATTGAATTCATTGAATCCCCAGGCATAACCGATGGCTGCATTGATGAATTAACAGAAAACCCTTCTTTTTTAAGTAAGGAACTAACAATACTTTGTTTTCTTAATTTGTAAATTGAAAAAATAATAGCTAACGTTATAATTCCTATGATTAAAATATTAACATTTCTTGTAAAAAGAAATCCTAAAATAGTCATTACTATCACTATTCTACTTATTGCATTCAACTTTGCTTCAAATGTCATTTGTTGAGTTGGCCATAGTTGTAAAATACTTTCTTTATTAAATAATATTGTCGGATCATTAGACCAAAATGGAGTTGTCATTATATATTATATAGACTTTTAAAAAAAATTGAATTCATAATATTTAATATATTACTTCTTAAATATTATATTAAATCATGTCTGAAAATAATGAAAAAATAGTGTATATGGTATTGTACCGTTATGGTGAAAAGGATTATTCCGTTGTAAAATTAATGGATAGTATTGAAAAAGCTTATAAGTATATTTGTGCACAATGTATAACAATAAACAAAATTAAATTAGTAGAAATAGATAAGAATTACGATAGTTCGTTATTTGAAGATAGTTTTCAGCATATTTTATATGTTAAATCTGGTAGATATCTACATTTAGATCTAGATGATAATGAAAATATTTCGCAATATATAATTGTTCCTATGCCTATATGCTAATCTGTTAACTTATTTCTTTCCCTTCTTCTTCTTTCCACTCTTATTTGATTGTGGTGGTGGTTTTGCGCCTCTTGGTGTCTTTTCCACTTTTTCTCCTGTGCTAAAGATCTTCATAATTTCTTCTTCAGTCAATTGTGGTTTTGCATCTGACATATTACAAAATGCTGTCTGGGCTTGTTCTTTAGCTTTAGCATTTGCTTCAGCTTTAGCTCTGATTCTTTCTTTCATTTGAGCAGTTTTCATATTTTTATTCAGTTGGGCTTCCATTGCTCCCATATTTATCTTTGCGCCTTTTCCTAAACCAGGAATACCCATTTGTGAAAACATTTTTTGCATATCACCCATTCCTGGCATATTCTTCATTTTTTCCAAAAGTTCCATTCCTTCTTGCATTAATTCCGATTCTTTGATTTCACCTGATTTAATTTTATCATCAATTTTAGAGCCAATATTTTTAACCATATTCATCATTTTTGCTGGATTTTTAAATAGTTTTTGAAAAACATCCTTTGCGTCACCAGTATTATCCATATCAAGATTTAGATCTGATGCTGTTTCTTCTGCTAGTTCCATAGCTAACTTTCCTAATTTACCTCCCATCATTGAATTAATATGTTCGTGAATATCTTGTGCATTGGGCATATTTTCCATATTAATACCGCTAAAGGAAGCATCCATTCCATTTAAAGGAGATCCACTTGCATCAAATAGATTTTGCATTCCTTCTAATGTTTCTTGTAATTTCTTCTTCAGTTCTTCTTCATCAATTGCTTCAAATAATTTTGCAGTATCTCCTAATTCTGATTTATTATGAACACATCCAATGACAGAAAATAAGATTAATTGTAAATACTTCCAGATAGTTTCTCTAGTGCTATCACTAATATCAAGATTCCAAAGTTGTTTAAAAACAATTCCAGGTAAAAACTCGGTGCCTATTTCAGATCCTTCTGAAAATATTTCGTTATTTTTATACAAAACATCAAAAAAACGTTCAGGAAATATTTTTACACAATGCCTAAATACAAAAAGCGTTTCTTTCTGTTTGGCTTGTTCTGAATTATCAGAGGGTCTATTCCACCATCTTGAAATTAGTCCAGAATATTCTGGGAAAGTGGTGATAATATCAGATGTAAAATCATTGATAATTTTATAAAACTCATCAGGGGGAGTTAAATCTTCTACGGATTTAGGTTTATCTGCCATTTAATATAGATTTACTAAAAGAAATATATTTAAATCAAACTAATTTAAATATATTATTTTTCAATTACTGTTTCTTTTATTACGTTTTTTATTATTTTTTCGTAGTTTTTATTAGACTCTTCTTTTGTGGACCCTGACATTGAGTTTAAAACAATCTTCATATATTTATCATTTTGTTTCGAATCAGGATCATTATATTCAGGATGTATTTTTTGCCATTCGCTTATTTGTTTAATATTTTTATTTGCTACTTGCTTAATTGCTTTAGTTAAAGTGGTTTTATCTTCGTCATCTTTTGTCCATTGTTCGGAATCTTTAATATAAAGTGTTTCCCGTTTAAAATCTGAACAATGAATTGGTCTTGAATGTGTATTCAATTGTTGTAAATTGTTTATAAATATCTCTGATATCCCTTCAGCATATCCTTTTTCTGCTACTTTTTCAAGATCTTTAATTTTAATTTTTATGGAATCAACAAAATCAGTTAAATTAATAGCATCTTTACATGTTTCATTTAAATAAACTTGAAGATTAAAGGTTTTATTATTACAATTATTACTGTAATTATTAATTATTGGGCCTCTTTCTTTTGACATTTCAATTATGCTTTTTTGTAATTCATTATTTTGTTTTAACAAATCATAAAACATTTTTGATGTTATTTTGAAATCATCTGGGATTACTTCTTGTTCTTCAGTATCATATTTATTTGTTACATTGCACATTTTTTTGTGTTTCCATAATCCCGAGTTGGTTGTATATGTTTTTCCACAATTACATGTATATTCGGCGTTTTTTTTAGTTTCCATTTTTTCCATTTTATTTCCATCGTTACGACACTTATGTTTCTTGGTGTTGAGATGTATTTCATAATTACTTTTTTTACAGCATTTAAAGTCACATATGTTACATAAAAAAATGGCATTTTTAGGCATTTTATTGTTTCCTATTTTGTCCATATATTGGAAATATATAAAAAATGCCTAAATACTTTTCAAATATATATATAATTTTATCATCACGTTTCAATAATTATTTTTTCTGTGATCCAGAGCATAAAGATCAGAAACTTGATTTTAGACCCCCTTTTCCAAGACTTTTTTGGAATTTCCGAAAATGGACATTTATAAATGTCCAAAATTGAAAACCTAAAATACTTTCTGAAAAAAATGTGTTACTGAAAATCCAGCCATAAAATACCAATATTATTTTGTTATCATTTATGATCTGGTGACAGAATAAATAATTTACACGATGTTTTTAACATCAAGGAAGTCGAAATGTGTCATCAATCGGAATCAAAAGTTGTGCATAATCTGACTTTACTACTTCTTTATATTTTGCTTCTGGACCACAAAGATGATCATAATCACGGTTAATATCTGCAAACGATAATTCAATAACGCCTGTAATTAAATTTTTTTTTGCAAACTTTAGACATTTAGAATGATTTGGATTATGCGTTTTAGATTCAACAAAATAAATACAATCAGAACAAGTTGTAAACCCAATATTTTTAACATATTGTAACCTAACAATTACTGGTATTGGTATTGTAGTTTTAGAATACTGATGTGAAAGGCGTTTAAAAATATAGTTATTTTTTAACATTTAAAGATAATTACTTTTATCACATTATCTTTAAACTATTTTCTTATTTATTGAGGGATCATAAGAGCTAACTTGCTCAAATTTTGTATATATTTCATTGTTTTTGCTTGGTTTTCAGGAGACATTTGCTTAATTGGACTTCTCAATCGATCAATCGATTCCATAATTTTATCTGCATTATCACTTCTTACTAAATCACTGGAATAGTCTTTGGTAACAAAGAATTCAATGTCGCCGGCGTCTATTTGTTGTTTATATGGTGTAACAACATATTTTATCCAGATTCTAACTAACAATTTAGGATTAGCCTTTCTGATAGTAAGAAGAGCATTTTTAGCTGTTAAAATATCAGTATCATCTGGAAAAACACTTTGAATATCACCAACAAATTCAGCAAAATGATCATTAAATACAGTCAACAGATTTGTAGCCATTATAGTTATCTTAAATATGTTTTTTTCTTTAAATATTATTTTATGTAATATATTTTATTTAATGTTTCTGGTTAATGTTTTCTTTATTTTAATTATATATTGTCTTATATTTTCTTCTGAACAACACATTAATTCAGATACATGTTTATTTGAAAGAATATTATCAGAAGAATAATATTTTAAAAATGCTATTCTCTTATATGCTGTTGGTAAACTATCAAATACATTATTCATTATTTCTTTATCTTCATATTTTTTATTAATTTTATTTAAGATTTCATCATTATAAGAGAATAAAAAATCTACTTGATATGGTTCATATGCGCTAGATGGTATTACATTTAATAATTTTTTATATCGAATTAACTCAGAATATGAAATATTTGATTTATTTTTAGTTCTGATCTTTTTAGGTAAAATACTCGATGAAAATGTTTGAGTTAATAGTTTTAAAAGTTCAGATTTTATATAAATTTTTGAGTAAATAACAAAATTAAATTTACCATTATATTTTTGAATTGCTTTAAATAATCCTATTTTACTACATAATATTATTTCTTCGGTTTTAATATTTATACATTTATACCTATGTAATTGTTTAAAATCTATTGCTGTTTTAATAGCAAATTTTTCGTATGCTTTGTATAAAACATTATTAATTTTTTGTCTTTGAGAATTAGTTAATTCTGGATTTTGCACTAATTTATTTATTAAAATTATTTGATGATTATTTAAATGAAAAGCATAAATAATTTTAATAATATGTATAAAAAATATTATATATAATAACTTCATTAAATTATGTATAATTATAGAAACTAAATATTAAGTTGTTTTACATAATAATAATTTTAAAAAGCAGCATCAAAATCAAGTAATTTTTCCAAATAAGTTACTGTTTCTTTAAACCCTCCAATAAATATTTTTCCATCAAATACCATTGGGAATGTTTTACACTCTTGTCCAGCAATTTCCTGTATAAATCGTAAGAATGATTCTTTATCTTCTAAAATAAATTCATCACAATCAACAATAACACAGTTAACACTTTTTTCCTTTAAAAGCTTCTTAACACTAGTACAACCAGAACAACCACTCTTACTATACACCGTTATTTCTCCATTTTTTGGTTCAGGAATATCCATAATAATATTTACAAATAGTTTCTAAATATTATTGCAATTTATTTATTAATTGTTAATCACTTATCGTTATTCACTTATAACTAATATTTGATAATTCCTCTTCTCTTCTTCTTTGTAATGCCTCAACACTCATTTCACCTTCCTTCATTTTATCTGTCTTATATTCGTTATCATCTTGAGGTAATTTCATAGATAAGTTCATAGAATCATTTAAAGTAACATAGTTATGTATTTGTCTTAATCCTCCATTTCCTTTGACACTCAGTTCTGAATCATCTTGATCTAAAAAACTATAATTATCAGAAACAATTCCTCCTCCTCCAAATCCACCAAATGATCCAAAACCATCTTGGAAATTATTTGGTTCCATATTATTCTTAGTAGCTTGTTGCACTTGTTGTTGTGTTTGCGGTTTTAAATGTTTATATATATCATCTCCATAAATAACTTTATAATTTTGATTTAATAAAAGAAGAGCAGGGACTCGTGTAACACTTTCAGGCATAATAATTTTTTGCCCATTTTGTAAAACAATAAATATTTTTCCATTAGAATCCTTAACTCTTTTATCAATGCAAATAAAATGTATATCCTTTGGATTCTGTGTTTTAGTTACAGCTTGTAATAATTTTTTGGAAGGCTCGCAAAAGTTGCTATAATATAAGATAGAGCTCATTTAATATGTCTTAAGTTTTTTTCAGCGGATTTTTAACTAATATTTACACTTTTAGGAAAAGTATAGCAAAACACTCTCACACTTTTATATACTTTTCCCAAAAGTGTATTTTTTGCTACACTTTTCCTAAAGTGTATAAAAAAAATTGAAATATGTTTAATATAATATTAAATATACAATATTATATAGATATACAATGGCAAAAGTCTTTGATTTAAAAGAGGAAGATGGTGTGACTACCTTCACCCTAGCTAATATTGATGTTAGTTATGTAAATGCGATAAGAAGAACTATACTATCAGATATCCCAATCGTTTGTTTTAAGACTACACCTTATGAAGAAAATAAGGCAAATATAATGATAAATACTACTCGATTGAATAACGAGATTTTGAAACAGCGTTTGAGTTGTATTCCTGTGTGTATAACAAATTTAGAAGATACTCCAATTAAAAACTATTTGTTGGAATTAGATGTTGAGAATAAAATTGACACTACAGTTATTGTAACTACAAAGGATTTTAAGATCAAAGATTTGGTTTCAAATACGTATCTAGAAGATGCTATTGTGAAAAAGATATTCCCTCCATTTATTCCTCCTACAGGAAACGGCGAATATTATGTTGATTTTGTGAGATTGAGACCAAAAATTACTGATGAAATTCCCGGAGAAAGGATTAAATTAACATCTGAATTTTCTATAAGCACTGCAAGAGATGACAGTATGTTTAATATTACTGGAACGTGTGCATATGGATGCACACCTGATCAAGAAAAAATAGAAGAACAGTTAGAAATTAGAAAACAAAAATGGAAGGACGAAGGTAAAAAGGATACAGAAATTAAATTTGAAGCAGCAAATTGGAAGCTATTAGAAGGACTAAGATATGTCAAGAAATATAGTTTTGATTTTATTATTCAATCAGTAGGAATATATGAAAATGAACAAATAATCATAAAGTCGTGTGAAATATTGTTGCAAAAATTTGAACTCCTAAAAAAATCTTTGTCACAAGATGAAGTAGAAATAAAAGTAGCAGATAATACAATGGAGAATTGTTATGATATAATATTAGTAAATGAAGATTATACACTTGGAAATATATTGAATTATGAATTTTATACAATATTTTATACAGATTTAAAGATGTTGGATTATATTGGATTCAAAAAACTACACCCTCACGATAGTGATAGTATATTAAGAATTACTATAAGTGATAAAACAAAGGGAATTTCTACTGTCAAAACAATGTTGAACTCGGTATTAGATGAGGCTATCAAAAAAATTGATGGAGTAAAGGGGTGTTTTGATGGAACAAGAAAGGGTGATAAATAAATTAGATCTATAAGTTTTGTAATTATTAGCTAGTAAATAATATATAATTTTTTATATATTATTTTTTATTATTTGTTTTTTATTTTAAAATTTAGTTTAAATATCAGAAGTGGTCTTAATATCATCAACCATTCTTTTTCTCATATGATGATTTAAACAATACATTAGTAATGATGGATGTAACTGATTGACATAATTAATTACAATAGTGTTTGTAACAAACAAGTTTTGTGGTCTAAGTTCGCTCGTAAAATGTTCGTGAAGCTTAAACATATGTGTTCTGTATTGATCTGGATATTCTCTAAGAGGCTTCTCTTTTCTGACATAGCAAGAAATATAATTTTTATGTAGCGTATTTGTAAACATATGAACTTGATCTCTAAACTTGGACATATCTGCTTTAGATTCAGGATAATACTTTAAGAACTCGGGTAATTTTCCGGAATGTCTTAGAGATAAATATTGATACTGGAGTTTTGGTTGATTTCCTCTTAGCTGACGGACTTCTTCGTAAATTGGATTTCTAAATTTGGTTCTTTCACCGGTTTCTGTATTTTTTACAACTACTCCCAAAATATCATAGGGCGTGTTTGGAGATGCGAATTTTTCGATTAATTCACTATACGAGGTAAATTCATATGTTTCAGGAAATCTAATACCAGTAATATGCCATAATCCACCATTTTTCACTACATTTAGATCTTCCTCAATTACAACATTTTCATTTTCTTTTTGAACAATTTCATAAACAGCAACCAAAAATAGTTGCGGTTTCTTAAAAGAAACAACAATTCTATTTTCAGGATGCTGCAAAACAAAACTATAACAATATCTTGGATTCAATGTTTGAATATTAATATTATTATATAAACACGCTTCCATAAACATTTGATTAAATGTCTTTTTCGACCATTTATAAAATGACACTTCAGCACCAACCGTATTTCTAGTAGAAATTTGCCAGCAACCAGTGGCTCCATATGTGGGATCAAAAAATACATTAATCATAGTGCCTTCAATAAAATCCTGAGCTATAATTTTGTCAGTTTTTGTAGGATATTTTACCATAAAGTTCTCTCCAGAAATAGTTTTAGGTGGTGCAAAACTTACAATTCGTGGTCCAGATAGAACAACGGATCTTAGTAATCCATAAGTTGATATTAAATCACTAGAAAGCAATTCTTTCTTATATCTAATAATAGAATATTTCTCATTTGCTTTAGTAGAATAATGATTAACAGAATAATATTTACCATATTCGGTATTTATTTCATCTGTTTTTACAAGATCATTAAACCCAGGGATGTTGGATAGATTATAAGAGGCCATATCTTATGATAATTATATAATTTGTCTTTAAACTAATTATTTAAATCATATAAAATATTATTTTGAGAATTAATGATTTATAAAAATTTCTATAATAAATATAAGATGTCACAACAAATTAATTTGGAAGCAGATAAAGAAAATATTCAAAAAGACATTGAGGGCAATAATCCTGTTTTAGATCCTAATCCAATTCCTAATCCAGACGTTTTAGAAGAGGAACAAAATTCAGAGCCAGTGATTGAAGAGGAAGAAGAAATAAAAGAAGATTTGATTATTCCTGAAGAAGAAAAAGAAAAAGAAACTATTCAAAAAAAGGCAGATGAGGTATTTTTAAAATTAGGTGATATAATTTTGATTTCGGATCCAACTAATGAAATACTAAATGATAATATTTTTTTAATCGAGTATATTGATCCAACAAAAATCAAGTTGATAAACAGCGATACTTTTGAAAAAACAGTATTGCAAATATCACCCGATGGTGTTATAGGTGATGGAAATATTAAAGGCATTAAGGTGATCAGTAGTAATCCTGAAAAAGGATATGCTAGACAAAATGATTTATTGCCTGGAACATGGATTAATATTTATTTTGGAGGGGAGATTCCAACAATCATTACAGGAGAGATAACTAATATCGAAGAAGATATGATTGAAATTAGAACCACGGACGGTGATACATTGTTTATAAATTTTAATTATCAAGGTATACCCGAGGATCTTCCAATTGAAACATTTGAAATAAGACCAGCAATAAAAGGAAAAGAAGAAAGAGAAGAAAAGGAATTAAGTCCAGATGAATTAGTGGACCTTGGACAAGAAGAATCAATGGAAGAAGCAGTTGAAGAAGTTGTTCAAAAGCAAATAGTAAAGGATAAAGTTCAAAGAATGCTTTTTGATATTGAGGATCTTGAGTTTGGAGATGTTGTCAAAGTAGAAGAATTTATAACAGTCGATAAGGATAAATATAGATATAATATCGATACCCAAACAAATGATATGTTAGAAGAAATGATTTCTGGTATTCCTAATACAAAACGAACTAACAATGTTTTAAATGGTATTCACATAATGATCACTCGTTTTCTTCAATTACGTAAAATAGCATCAACATTTGATTTAAATAATAATGTAACAGGCGTAATAAAGATAACAGCAGACGATAGACCATTAGCAGAATATTTAGCGGGATTTAAAAATACGTTATATTGGATAATGATGGTTGCAAAGAATGTGAAAAAGATTTATCCTGATACAAGGGTAGCAGAATATAAGCGTTATGATGATTATGAAACAATAGACGAAAATGAAGATCTATTGAGAATGAACACATTATTTAAAAATTATAAGGCGAATAAGGGAGTAGAAGGTCAAAATAAATATACAAATTTATATTATTCATTGGATCCATATTTGACTCCATTTTATTCTGTAAATCCAGGATCTGTAGAGGATGTATTTGCAAAATCAAATGGTATAATAATCGAAGGTAATGTAGAAACAAATATAAATGCAATTATAGACAATCTTGGAGAATTATATTCAACTGTTGTTGGTCGTTCAGAACTAACAAATAGAAAGTTTGTTATTCAAAGATATAATTTGGGTCAAGAAAAATTACAGGCAGTTAATTTAAAAGGTTCAAAAACAATAGCACATAGAGTTAAATTAACAGAAAATGATCCCATTTCGATAAATTCAATAATTACTCTGCCTGAACCAACAGTCAGATTTTCTCAGGTAAATTTACCAGGAACAAATTTGTTAGTTAAAGCAAATTTAAATCTTCATTTTTTGAATTATTGGGAGTTGTTAAAACAAAAAACAAAATTAATGCCAATTGTAATAGATGGGTTAGACAATGAGATAGAATATGATGATACAAACTTTGTTGATAATATTAAACAATATTTATTAGATTTATCGGATTATGAAAAGCCAGAAGAACTAACAAATCTGGATATTTATAAGATATTTTTGCGAACTATAATCCCAAAAATCCGTGTATTATTTAGTCTTGTTAAAAAATATATTAAAGGTCGTTTATCGTTGGTTGATGTTGTAAATTATTTGGAACCATTTTTAATTTATCCAATTGATCTAACATATATGCAATACAATGAAATAAACAAATTTATTTATGATAAAATCAAAGAATATAACACAATTTTTAAAGAATATAGTATTGCATTTTCGTCTATAAAATATTTAAAATCGGCATCAGATAATAAAAGAAGATACGAAGTACATAGTCATTCAAATGACTTGTTTAATTTATTAGATGGTGATTTTAATTTAAAACGACAAGTTTTTGAGGACTATGATATATCGTCGCAGAGTCCTTCTGAGTTTATAAAAAAGGTCACATTAGCAGATTATGGCAATTTATTTAATACAGCCGTAGCATTAACAAATATAAAATTAATGTATCCAAGTGGTTTATCAGATGTTTTTATTAGTGATAAGGATAAAATGAAAGAAATAATGGAAAAGGATAAAGAAAAAGATAAATGTTCTTCGTATATAATCGCAAAAAAATATTACTCAGTAGAATCGTTGATGGAAGATAATGATAAACCGATATATTTTGATAAGGAATTCGATACTACAAACTATGAATTAATTAATGATAAGTATAAAAAACAAAGAGACGAGCTATCTAGTGAAGAACTAATTATATTTTTAACAGAGGAACTAAAAAAGGGATCAAAAATGGATGAATCATCTGCAGAGTATATGGCAACAACATTGGTAAATCAAGCTAAGAAAGTAAGAGAAGGAGATTATGCTTTATTAACAACGTTCTCAGAAGGAACTGAAAATGCAGATAAGTTAGAATATTACGTAAGAAACAATGATATATGGGTTTTAGAAAAAGACGTAGATCCAGAAGTTTTTATAAAGGGAGATGATATTTTATGTAATATAGAATATAGCTGTATATATAATGCAGCTGAAAAAGGTGAGGATAAATGTGAATCAATGGAGGTTTCAAAAGATGGTGTAATAAATAATGCCTTAAAACAAGTATTAGATCAATTTGATAAAAATTATGATATATCGAAGGACGAGTTGAATTCTAGAATAATAAAACAACTAAAGTATTTTAGAAAATCATTTGATCGACTCCAACAAATAAAGAGAACCCAATTTTTTAAATACAACAAACAACAATACGATTTAGGTCTTTCAGTTGCAGAAGAAATAAAGGATAAAGTAGTTTCTCCATACACAAAAGTAAGAGATTTAATAATGGGTCAAAATGATTTTGTGAAGAAGCAAACGGATATAATCTCTTTCGTCAATTTGTATTGTAGGGAGGGTGATCCAGAAATTCCAAATATTCATGATGGTGAAATGGAAGATGAATGGTGGTTATATTGTGTAAAAACAAATACAAAATTATTACCAAAATTTGTTTACATATTAGCAGATACATTTATAACAAAAAATAGTCAATATGACGATGTTTTGAATGAATTAAAAAGAAAAATAGGAAAAAGATCGGATGATGGAGATGCTTGGGTAGATGAACATAGTGGAGAAGTAATATGTTATATAGATCTAGATGTTACAGAAGGATATATAGATGGTTTTGTAGATAGAGGTAGAGATATTTTAGAGAAGGATGTTGGAGAAGTAATGTTAGAGAAACAGAAAGAAAAGAAGGATAGACGTTTGAGCCCAGAAGGTGAATTAGTATCCAATGTGGTAACAGTATTATCTACAAATATGGGATTAGACATAGAACAATCAAGGGATTTTATAGTGAAAATAGTAACAGAATTGATGAATGATGTAAGAATTATAGAAAAAGAACCAGCATATAGAAAAAGGGAAGAAGAGGCAGCAAAAAAAGGGAAAAAAATGCCGACATATGGATCATTATTTAGTTCTACTCTAATATATTTAACATTAGGAGTATATTTGATAGCGGTGCAAACGAGTATTCCGTCACTAAGAACACGTAAAACAGCTCCAGGTTGTGTGCGTTCATTTACAGGATTTCCATTTGAAGGTGAAGGGGATGATAGTGGATTAAACTATATAGCATGTGTAGCATTAAAAAGTAGAGATCCGTCAACAATTCCGTGGAATTCATTACCAAAGAGTGAAGAAAAAATAGCAACAACTTTAAAGTCATTTATAATAAGATATTTATTACCATATGCAGACATAGAGCAAAAAATAAAGCAAAAGACCGAATATCTATTAGATAATCCAGAGTCATCTATACCAGACGAATATAATTTGGTTAAATGGACAAATTTCTTACCGCCTTTGAAAAGATTCCACGTAAAACATTTGGTAAATGTAACTGATGGGTTTACTGAGGAATTACAAAACGATTTATACACTGGTAACTACAGACAATTAGAAAAGTTGTTAGTTATAGATACAAAAATAATAGCTTTTTCATTGGCGATCCAAGAATCGATTCAAAAGATAGTTGAGAAGAAGAATCTTTTATTAAAATCAGCAGGACAACTATTTATGGATAATGCTTGTTGTAATGAAGAAGGTAATAAGTCGATAACAACATTACAATATTTTATAAATGAGGATAAGAATATTCAATTTTACAATACAATTGTTGCAAATTTATCATCATTAGTTCGTGATATAAAAACCTTAACTGAAAGTGCAATTATGTTATCAGAAGTAAATACAAAAAGAATATATCCAGAGTTATCAAATGATTTTAGTGAAGAAACAATTTATATGGCTTTTATAATCTTATGTAAATTTCAATCATCAATACCATTATCAGAAGAATTGGCAACTGTCTGTCTTGATAAACCAGATTATCTGAAGAAAATGGAATCAGTGCAAGAAAAAATAGCCAAACTAAAAAGAGATGGTAGAAATTATACAACTCAACAGTTTTTGAGGTTATTTCAAATAGTAAGTAGAAATAATATAATTAAAATGTCATTGGGAACAACATATTCAACATGTGTAACTGAACTACAAAAATTATTGGTAAGTTTTGATGAAGAAGATAATGAAAATATTCCAAAGGCATTAACACAAAAGCTAGATGGATTAGTGCAAAATTATGATTTAAGCATAGAAGAAGATACGAGAGAAATGAGAGCATTAAAAGATTATCTTCAAATAGCAAGTGGAAAAATGAGATCAGAAATAATAGATTTTATAAAAACAAAGAGTAGGATAAACAGCGTAGAATTGACAAATATAACAAGGTTTTTGACAGATTTGACAAAGTGGAGATTTGATGAAACTAAACGAAATGAAAATATAAAAATATCTGACGATGGGTTATACAATTATGTAACATTTCTAAAGAATTTTATATCTTTATTTTCTGTTGTATTTCCTACAATGATAATAAATCAGCAAATTCAGTCAATAGAATGCCAAAAATATTGGGGAATATCAAGAGATCACGCAAATGATATAAAAGATATGATATCAAATTTCTATGGTCCAATTGAAAAATTTTATGGAAGTAATACAATAAATAATGTGTTACTTGAAGTTAAAAACAAATGCAGAGGTATTTATTTATTGTCGACAACAACACCAATTTTAACAAATATAAAGATTGGTGAAAAAGAGTTGTATTCGGTTTTTGATAAAAGAACAGTAACTTTATTATATGAGTATTATTTCTTGAGTGTTTTTAGTGATTATATAAATTTAACAAAGGATCCATCAATGGTAACAAGGATGTTAGTAACTCCTGAAAAAGATGATTCGGATTTGTTTAGTTCAGACTTTTTGATTGAACAACAATTAAGATTTACAGAAACAGAGCAGGAATTTATAGAAGGAGATGTAATGAAGCTGAAGCAGGATGTAGCAAAATTACTGGTATCATATTTAACTATAATGATGCGTTCAAAAAAGACATTAAACGTCTCTTATGATGATGTTTCTGATACAGTTTTTAAATTAAAAGAAGCAGAAAAATATGATTTTACTGATAGATTAAAAGATTTATCTGATGAAGGAAGAGAAATAGATACTATATTAAAGCATTACAAGTTAGGTGCAATATATAGTATAGGTTTATCGAAAGGTATAAAGGAATACGATGCTGATAATTTTGATCACGATAAAAAAGTAGCAGAAAGAGTTGCAGAGATTCAAAATCAGTTAAGACGAAAGGGTAGAACAGATATAGATCAAGATGCGCAAATAGATGATGCAATAGATGATATGAATTTAGAGCAAGAAATAGACTTGGATAATGCGATGGATATGAATCCGACAGATGATTTTGATGATGGAGATCCATGGGGTGATGAAGTAGAAAATAGGGATGAGTATGATTAAAAATACGTCTAACTTATTTGAAAAGAAATAGTATAAAGTTTGAAATATATATTATAAAAAAAAGTAAATATAATATATATGTTAAGATCATTTACAAGAAATAATACAACTTTAGTTTCAATAATAATATTTTTAGTAATTTTTGGTTTGGTTCAAATGATAAAGCCATCATTTATATATAATAGCGATGGATCGCTAAGAGAATTTGGTGTTGGATATAAAAACAAGACAATATTACCTTTGTGGTTATTTGCAATAACTTTAGGAATACTTTCTTACACATTTGTGTTATATTATTTGGCTTATCCGCGATTTATTTAATGGCGACTATTATTTCTTTAAGTTAAAAATTATATTATTTATTTTTTAACTTAAAGAGAGACTCTGCGTATTTATGAAATAACATATGTAGTGGAATTATCTAATTGCTTTTGTTTATCAGCCTCTTCTTGTTGCTGAATATATGAATCATGATCTGCCTTTATTTGATCCACACTTTTAACACAACCTCTTGTTGCTAAATTATAATAAACAATAGATGAAATCAAAATTGCTGTATAAATATACCAAAATGCCTCACCAATATTGTCCTTTAGTGAAACTAAATCTAATAATTTTGTTTGTATTTCTGTATTTTCATAAACACCTGCATTCATCAATGGTTTTAATGTTTTCCATATATCCAAGAAATTATCGGGATTCATTTGATTTATTAAGATTGACTTATTACCACATATTTTGAGAATCGCTTCAGCGGCGTGTGTTAGTTCATTTTTCTTAGTAACATCATTTGTTTTGTCAATCATATCATTTATATCTGTTCCTATGAATATTGAAGCAAATATATCATTAGCACTTCCAGCAACAGCATAATAACCTAATACATCTGAGAAAGCACTTTTAAACCCTGGAAATATTATTAATACTGCTATCAACACACCAAATATTAGGACCCATGGTATAAATGTAAATATAAAAGCGGCACCAATATTTTTGTCTATTGCTCCGCCACATTTAGACATAAGATATGCAATATTCAATAATAACTGAGATACAATTACAACTCCTAAATAAAATGCTAAACTTTTTAAAGTTCTACTGTAATAATCTGATTTAGCTTCTTCTGACATTAGATCAGCCATTGTTAATTGTGGTTTACCTATACTTGGAAAAGCAAAATATATAATAGTTATAATTGTAAAAAATAGCAATGATTGTAGAGATATATCCATATAGTTAATTGGTATAATTTTTTTTTGTTTTTTAAAGGTATTTTTTAAGTTTCACTATAATAATGAATACCTTTGGAAATGAAATTGGCAATGTAATCAGTAAACCTATGTTAACTGAACCAGGTGTTAAATATTTTCTTAATGAAACATTAAAACAGTGTCATAAATTTAAGGAAATACATCAAAATATGATTTTTAATATTGGATTGTTAGTGGGGTTTTTTATTATTTTAGGAATATTGTTACTATATAAATACAAAGGTAAACTAACACCAGAAGAAATTGAAGAACGAGACTTGGAAAAGAAAAGATATGTTCTATCTAAAATAAGAAATTATCAAGATGCTAAAATAAAGGCACAACAAGAATTAATAACTGGTTTACCTCATTGGGAAAATGAGTTTGATATTATTAATGATACTCCTCTTAAAAAGTTTCAAAAAAGTTAAACCATTAGAATAAATATATCAATATAAATTATAATGACTGAAGAAAACCAGACACTTACAACAAATGAAGCAATAAATGAATTTTATAGGTTAAAAGATAAATATGAATCTGGGTATAATGAAAAATATGTGAAACCTATTGTTAAGAGCAAAAACCCTAATAAAGAAAAACGCGTTGAATATTCAAAACTTCCAAAACCAGAATGCATTAATTGTAAAAGAAATGTAGGAACTATTTTTACTATTAAAACCGACAAAAAACAAGACATAAGAAAATTTATTGCTAAATGCGGAGATCTAACTGAACCATGTCCTTTAGATATACAGATTAATTATTCTATACGTGATCAACTGTATAATACTATTATTAGTGGTTCTAAATTTATTGAAGGACAAAAATTAGAAATTATAAAAGAAAAAAATAATGCTTTATTTTTCAATAAAAATGTTATACAAATATTTGAAGAAATAACATCTGATCTTAAAACTCATACAGAAAGTGTAGGTTTTGCTATTGAAACTAACATATTGAGGAACGATAATCCAGAAAAACTAGCATTAATTAAAAAAAATATTGATGAATTTGGTAAAGGATTTATATTACCTTTTAAGCAAATGATTGCTGATTATATGAATACAACTGACGAATTAGTTATAAATCAAGCAGTTAAATTTTATGTTGATGAAATGGTTCCTAAATTAAAAGAAATACAAGAAATGAAATATTCTGTTAATTTTGTTGAATATGATCCAGATGCTGATACTTATAAATTAATTCAATATGCTAATTCTTTGGAAAATAGTGAATTTTTTGTTAAAAGTGATGATAAAGTTGTTAAATTCATTAAAGGTGTTAGAAAAAATAAAAAGTCTAGAACAATGAAAAATTTTGACGAAGAGGATTCTTCAAAAAATAAAACCAGAAAAATAAGACCAACTGCCGATCTAGTAATAGAAGATGAAGACGTAGAAGAATATGAAGGTTCCAATGAAACAAAAGAAGACCAAAAGGGTGTGGTTAAAACAGCTATAATTATACCTTTCCGTGATTTAGAAGCTGCAAAACCTAGAACAAAACAACTAGATGAATTTGTTAAATATATGGCAGATTATTTGAAAGATGTGAATTATAGAATATTTGTTATAGAACAAACAGATGATTCTAATAAATTTAATCGTGGTCAATTACTAAATATTGGATTCAAATTTGCCGAAAATAAAGGATATAATAATTTTATATTCCATGATGTAGATTTATTACCATCATCTGAATTAAAGAAATACTATACATCAGTACCCGAGAAAAATCCAGTTCATATAGCTGCAGTTTGGGATAGGTATGGTAAAAATCCTGATTATTTTGGTGGTATTGTAGCATTTAATAAGGAAATGTTCAGTAGAATAAATGGATTCCCAAATAATTTTTGGGGATGGGGAGGCGAAGACGATGAATTATATAAACGCACCATACCATATTACACAATATCAAAAGCTAAAAATGGTTCTATACGTGATTTAGAAGATATGAATTTACAAGAAAAATTAGGATATTTAAAAGAAAATGATCTTAAATTTATGCAAAAGAGAGAAGCTTTGGCAGAACATGAAAAAACATGGAGATATAATGGTTTAAATAATATTACACGTCTATCAGATTTTGAAGAAAATTATTCGTCGTGTGGAACTAATTGTGAAAGAATTTTAGTAAAATTAAAGGACTTTACAGAAATTTCACCTGATCTACCAACCTATGAAGAAGATAAGCCTATATGGAACAAAAAAGAGTATGATGAAGTATGGTCAAGAGTTCCAGGTAAATTAAAAGAATATTTAAATATGGATAAAGGGTGGTTAGAAGATTATATGCACGCATGTATTAATGCAAAAAATAAAGGAAAACCATGTGAATTATTTTTACCAAAACAAACAAAATTTCCACCAGAGGTTTTAGAAAATGGAAAATACGATTTTAATTCTGAAGTAGTAAACAAATTATTTAATTCACTAGAAAAAAGTTATCAAAAAACTTTATTAACACTGTATTCAGATAAGAACGGAGTAAAAAATTATAATATGTTGAAGGATGTATTAGTAAATATGTTAACAGGAAATGTAATTAATTATAATAAAGGATATTTTTAAAAATATATAAATATTATATAAATATGCTTACACATTATATATCTCTTCCTATTTTTTTAATTAGTTTCGCTGTAGGATTATTTTTTGTATATGTTTTAGGTCCAGAGTCAAAAACTATATACATATATCCCAGTCCACAAAACTATATGAATACACAATATAAGGACAATGCTGACCAATGTTTTCAATTTAAACCAGTTGAGACACAGTGTCCAATCAACCCTTTATCAGTTAAAACTGTTCCTATACAAGAATAAAAATAAATTTATATTATTTTTTTAAAGATATAATATAAATGTATTTGGATAAATTTGTTCATAGCTACACTGGTAAAATAGTAATGTCTTTGTTGTTGGGTATTGGTTTAGCAACATTCTTTAGATCAGTATGTAAAGGAAAGCAATGTAGAATAATTTCAGCTCCACCAATGGAAGAAATAAACGATCAAACCTATAGATTTGATGATAAATGTTATAAAATAGAGAAAAGTGCTGTTAAATGTGATAGTAAGAAAACAATTGTTCGAATTTAAAATTTGCGTAATTTTTAAAATAGATGAATCTTTAGTTAATATATTATTATGTCAGAAATTAATACAACTAGTATAAATGATTTACCTACTGATCCTGCGGGAGGTGGTTCTATAGGAGGAAATGTAAATTTGGTAATTAATGAAACTAATGGGCAACAAATGAGTCAACAAATGGGACAACAAATGGGACAACAAATGGGACAACAATCTGCAACAAATAATTCTCAATTATCTCTTGATCAAATCACGATAAGTCAAATAGTAAATGGATTACAACAAGCTAGTTTAGCAGGAGCAACATCATTGCCTAGTAGAGATATACCTTTACATACGGAACAACTAACAAATGATGCACAAATACAGCCAAACTATGTTCCTCCTCCCCAAATGAGAGATTATATAAATGAATCAGATGATGATATATCTAACTATTATAAAAATGAAAAAACCCAAGATTCGTTAGATTCGATTTATGATGAATTACAGGCTCCATTGTTGTTAGCAGTGCTTTACTTTCTATTTCAATTGCCTTTTTTCAAAAAAAATATATATAAATATTTACCATTTTTTTGTCATACAGATGGAAATTATAATTTCAATGGTTTAGTATTTACTTGTGGATTATTTGGCTTTATTTATTATTCGTTGTCAAAAACAGTCAAACATTTTAGTAAATTTTAATTATATTAACATATAATAAATGTTAGATGTATTTAAAGAAATATCAGTAGGACAAGCAGACTTAATAAAATCATTTGCTATTTTTTATTTATTGTTAGTTGGCAATTATATTGGAACTAGTATATTTACATGTTTTCAAATAAATTTTATAAAGAACAATAAGACATTACAATTAGTTATAGCATTTTTATTGTTTTATTTTTTGGATACGCTTATATCAAATACTGGTAAATTAGAATATACTCCTCCTATTGAAAAACTAATATATTCGTTTTTTTATTTTTTTGGGTTTTTAGTCGTGATGCGATTAGATATGATAGTATCATCATTTGTTTTATTTCTTATTTTTGTAATTTATTTTCTTGAATTAAATAAAGATTTTTATTTAGAAGCTGGAAATGAAATAGACAATAATCTTGATCAAGATATATATAAAAGCAATCAATATTGGGTAACTTTAAATTGGCCATTCAAAGTGCGCTTATTTCCAGTCAAAAAAACTGATTTCACAATCATAAATAAATTAGAAACAGTTATTTATTATTTGATTATATTGTTGTTAGTTCTTGGATTTATAGCATATGGCGGGGAAATTCACGATACTCTTAGAAGAACAAAGAATTTAACTTGGATTGATATTATTACTGACACAAATATTTGTAGATTAGCGGACAGAAAAAGTTTCTGGCATTATCTCAAAGTAGGGTTAGGAGTGAAAATTTAAACAATTTAATAATATATTTAAACACAACATAATTAAATATATTAACGTATGTTTAGTCTCGGTTCTATAGATACTCAATTAAAATTAATGTCTGGAAATATTTTTAATATGATCATATTTGATAAATTTAAAACTGGAGATCCAATTGTAGATGCAATAATGACAACTATGGTATTAACAATTATCACATATTTCTTTCAATATCTTAATGGAAAGATAGCGGATATAATGTATAATTTAAATGATATTAATTGCGATTTTAAATCGTGGTTCAAGCAAAAATATGTCGTTGAATATGACGGTAAAATTTCTTTAACAACAAATTTTTATGATAGCAGACTTAATCAATCTAGTTCATTTAGCAATAGATTTAAAGCATTATGGAATAATATTATACAAAATGTAGGCGATAATAATACAATTAATTTTATTAAAGAATATTCATTCGATAATCCATCTCACTATGATAAAGAAAAAAGAGATTTAGGAATATATATGGTTATACAAAAGAATGAATTCTTAATATCTAAAAAACTCGGTATTTATGCTTATACATATATAAATAGCGAGGTTCAAGAAAATGAAAATAAAAGTCCTGGTAATAAAGATCCGAAAGCATCCAGTAAAATTGAAAAAATTACTATTCAGCTTTTTTCTTATATAAGTGATGTAAATACAATTAAAAATTTTGTAGAAGAAATAACTAATGCATATTTATCATCAATTGAAGATCTTCGTGAAAATAAAAGATTTATTTATACATTATCTAAAAATAAATATGAAGAACAGAGATGTGAAATGTGGGATGAAAATTTATTTGAAAGCACTCGTCAATTTAATAATATTTTTTTAAATGATAAAAAAGACGTAATAAGTAAATTGGACTTCTTTTTAAAAAATAAAGATTGGTATTTTAATAAAGGAATTCCTTATTCGATTGGCATTGGAATGTATGGTCCTCCAGGAACAGGAAAAACTTCACTTATCAAGGCAATTGCTAATTATACAAATCGTCACGTAATTGTTATTTCTTTGAAGCTAATAAAAACAAAAAAACAATTGGATAATATATTTTTTGAAGAAAGATATAATTTGGATAATAAAAAAAGAAGTATTGGGTTTGATAAGAAAATTATTGTTTTTGAAGATATTGATTGCATTGGAGATATTGTAATGAATAGAGAAACCAAAAAAAATAAATCAATGACTGGATTTGGGAAAAAATTAGATTTTGATGAACTAACAACAAAATCAAAGATTAACGTGGGTGATTTATTAGAGACGATTGCGGCAACGGAAAAAGCCACAGAAAAAATATGCGAATTTCCAAAATTACCAGCTGATGAAGAACCAATAACATTAGATGATATTTTGAATTTATGGGATGGTATTCGCGAAACTCCTGGAAGAATAATGATTATTTCCTCAAATCATTATCATGAGTTAGATCCAGCATTAATAAGACCCGGAAGAATTGATTTAACTCTTGAATTATCCTACGCTTCTCATCAAATAATTACAGAAATGTATGAACATTTATTTTGCGAAACACTGGATAAAGAGAGATTACAAAATATAAAAGAAAATTTTTATTCTCCAGCAGAAATTATAAATATATATATGAGCGAACAAAGAGATAAAAATAAGTTCATTGATAGATTATCTAAAAATGAACATGTTTAAAAAAATAATCCACGTCTTTTTCTCGTTTTCCTTTTCTTTTTTCTGTTACTTTTAGTTTTATTAGTTTTTTTAGTTTTTTTACTAGATTTTCCCTCATCTTCCTCTGTTTCTTTTTTATTATCTAATGGTCTATAACGTAAAAACCATTCTTCATATTCTGGATCGTTTCGTTTGCCTTTTAATTCTGTATATTTTTCAGCCTTTTCCGATCTCATTTCTTCAACCGTTTCTTGATGACCCATACAATTAATGCTGAATCTTCGCAATACACCCTTTTGAGCCAATCTATTTTTCTCTTGAACTTCAAATAAAAAATTTGCCATACATAGTATTCTAGTCTTATCATAATATGGTCTATTAGCATATAAAAATGCTAACCAAAAACTAAGCATAGTATCAATAGTAGCTACTTTAATATCATATCCACCTTCCTTAACAATATTATAACTATGACAAGCAAGAGGTTGATAAATAAATGCAACCGTATCGTTTCCTACTTTAATTTCATAGTGTGGTGCTATTATTTCACCAACACCAGGACGCTTTATAATTTTAACATTTTTAACATTAATATCAGCCAAACGTTCTTTTACAATTTGTGCTGTTAATATAGGTTCTTCTGAAAGCGCATCAAAATCGGGTATTTTTTCTAATTTACGTTTTAATTGAGTTGGCATATATTGTGAATACATAGATAATGCATTACCTCCAAAAAATACTACACCTTGATCGATCAATGTATTTTGTATATTTTCATATATTTTGTCCGAAAATTCATTATCAGCCATTTGACGTTGAAATTGAATTTTGGAACATTCTTTTCCAACAAGAGGATAATGTTTATTTAAAAGTGTCAATCGTTTTAATACTTTTTCCCATCTACTAACATCTCCGGCTGGACGAGATAACTCTAAATACATTCCCATACGAAGAAGATTAGGAGGCGCATACATTATTCCTGCAACTTTAATTGTTTCTTTTTTAATTGCGTTAAATAATTCCTTAGGCATGTGAGTAATATCAGCTACTGGAATAAAATTAACATATACTTTATATGTGCCATGATGTTGTCCCGATTTAGCTTCAACCTCTTGAAACCCATTTTGAATATAAATATCAACAAGTTCTTTGGCATCATTTAACGCATTTGCACTGTAAAAATCATAATCAGGTATTTCAACATCTTTATTGTAAAATTGATCTTGTTTTGGTAATATATTATTAATAGCTGTTCCGCCATAGCAAATAAGAGGTTTTTTTCTTAAAAAGCTTTCGACTATTCCAATAATACGTTTAACTTCAGGTGAATTAGCAGATTTTCTTCCTTGTCGATCTTCCGCTTTATCGACTGCAGCTCTTAATATTGCTAATTCACAATCTTGAAACGTCATTTTTTTATCGCATATGTCCTTCATATATATATATATACCTTTAAAAAAGGTATAGCCAAATTTTTTTAAAATTTAGCTACACCTTTTCTTAAACTTGTCAAAAAGCTGTAATTAAATATCAAATTTATAGAAATCAGATTGAACTGTTCGTGTAGCATATGATAATTCTGGATTTTGAGGTGGCGGTAAAGCAATAGTAACAGGAATATAACGTAATGCTTCTGGTTTGAGAACGAACGCGTATCCATTTTCATCAAAAAATATGTCGTTTTCTTCTATATTTACATCGATCAGTTGATATCGCATTCCTAAAAGTTGACATCCTGTTTCTCTCATAACTACAGAACTAGGATTCTCAGGACTAGACCCTTTGTCGGGCATACCTATAGTCATATTTTGTTTATTGAAATCAATAAGTTCATTCATATCAGGAGTATATTTAATGTCATAATAATGTAATGCTCTCATAAATACAGAATTACTAGTCATATTAATAAATTTATAGAATTCAGGGCATTCTAGAAAAGATGTATTACTACGATCGACAATTATAACAATTTTACCAAGTAATTCCTGTAATTTTACATTACCAAAGTTTTGACCACTATTTTCAGAATCATAATCTCTACTCATCAATAAAGAATCAAAATTTCCTAATAATTTGGCAAAACTTTTATACATATCTTGATTAGTGCTCTTAATACGAAGATGAATAATAATTGGATCTAATGCATTAGGGGCGGTTGATGTAGAAAACGCATAATCACGAATAATATTCATTATATCTCCAAAATTAATATAATTAAATGTTTCCTTAACATAATAACTATCGCTAGTTGAAGTGGCTACAACGGGTTGATCATCAATTGAAAAAATTTCAAAATCAAGACCTCTTACACCTTGTTTCAATAAATCTTTCAAAACACACGTATCAACATAATCATTTTTATAATTTCCCCCACTACAACAATTATAAGCAGTCTTAATGTAATAATCTTTAAAAGTATAAGTAAATTGTTCAGAACTATCAATTGATCTTATTTTACCATTTAATTCTCCATATATAGAATCCATAGTTGAACACTCTTTGCCTCTTAAGAGGCTATAGTAAAAATAATATATAAATGCTATTAAGATGATGATTAATGTAACTACTATAATTGCAAATACAGCAGTTGATTCTTTCATTTCTGTAAATGATTTAATAGCATTGTTAATAGTTTTTTCTTGAGAATTATCCATATTATATTATATAAATAAAAATATTAATTAATAGTAATTTATAAATAGTTAAAAAAATAATAGGTTTATATATAAGCTATGCCCGGCGGATTAATGCAACTTGTAAGTCAAGGACAACAAAACATTGTTCTAAATGGAAACCCAACAAAAAGTTTTTTTAAATCGACATATCATCAATATACTAACTTTGGATTACAGAAATTCAGGGTTGATTATGAAGGTTCAAAAACATTACGTTTATCAGAAGAATCAACATTTACATTTAAAATCCCACGTTATGCAGATTTGTTAATGGATTGTTATTTATCGGTAGCTCTTCCCAATATATGGAGTCCAATTTTACCTCCACAGCAAATAACAGAAGAAACAACAGCACTAGGTTTAGGAAATCTAGAACAATGGGCTCCATATGAATTTAAATGGATTGAAAATATTGGAGCCAAAATGATCGCAAAAATAAGTATTACTTGTGGAAACTATACATTACAAGAATATTCTGGCGATTATTTATTAGCAGCTGTTCAACGTGATTATAATGCTATTAAACTTGATTTATTTAATAGAATGATTGGACAAGTTCCAGAATTGAATGATCCAGCAAATTCTAATTCACGTGTTAACTCATATCCTAATGCCTATTATAATGGTGAGGGTGATTTAGCGGGTCCAGAACCATCAATTAGGGGTAGAATTTTATATATACCTCTAAATAATTGGTTTAGTTTAAAATCTCAAATGGCATTTCCTCTAACATCGCTACAATATAACGAGTTACATATAAATGTGACATTTAGACCAATAAATCAGTTATTTACTATTCGTGATGTTTATGATGCGACAAATATTTATCCTTATATTGCCCCCAACTTTAATGTATGGTATATGCAATTTTTCCGTTTCTTACAGCCACCACCAGATGTATGTATTGATATAAATTCATATTCAGACCAAAGAACAATATGGAATGCTGATGTTCATTTGAATTGCACATATTGTTTCTTATCAAATGATGAAGAAAGACTTTTTGCGTTGCAGGAGCAGAAATATTTAATAAAACAGGTTCACGAAAGAATTTTTCCAAATGTCACAGGCCCAAATAAGGTAGAATTAGATTCATTGGGTATGGTTTCAAATTGGTTATTCTATTTTCAAAGAAGTGATGCAAATTTAAGAAATGAATGGTCCAATTATACAAATTGGCCATATAATTATTTACCTATAAATGTTATACAGGCTCCAACATCAGGAACATATACGGTTTATAGAACAGGAGCAACTGGTGTTTTAACACCTGTAGAAATAGGTCCAGGTGTAAATCCAGATGGAACATTAACAGGTCTTGTAATTAATCAAACGTATAAACATGAAAATGAACAATTAATTTTGGTTGCATTGGGTATACTTCTTGATGGTTCTTATAGAGAAAATATTCAACCGGCGGGAGTATATGATTATATTGAAAAATATATTAGAACGACTGGAAGTGCTCCTCCAGGATTATATTGTTATAATTTTTCGGTTCATTCAAATAATGGAGATTTACAGCCGTCTGGAGCAATAAATATGAGCAGGTTCAATCAAATAGAATTTGAATTCACAACAATAATACCACCATTAGATCCTTTGGCTCAAAGTTTAACTATTTGTGATCCTGAAACAGGAACAATTATAGGTGTGAATAAGCCAACATGGAGAATTTACGATTATAACTTTGATTTACATTTATTTGAAGAAAGAATTAACGTCGTTAACTTTATTGGAGGAAATGTTGGATTAATGTATGCTACATAATTTTAGCATACACAATATTTATATTTTATATATAATATGAAATATAATACAAGAAAAGGAAAGGAAAAAATGAGGTGGTGTAACTGATGGAATAAAAGGCTCGTTAAAATAGGAGATACAGAAATAAAATTTGTAAAAAATGTAATATATTTATATTGTATAAATGGTAAACTATAAGTTAGGTTCTGGTGTTACAAAAAGTCTTCAAAATTTAGGGAAAAATGACTCAAGAGGTGTTGGGTGTCCAATGTGCTCTCCAACTTGTAATTCTGTGTGTCCCCAACAAGCGTTAAACTATTCTGGAACCGTAGGTGCCCGCCTTGGAAAGTATATTTTTAGAAATAGAATTGGTTGCACTATGATTGAACGTGCAACTAATCAATGCGGTTCCTGAGAATTAAAATATATAGTTTAAAAATTATATTATTGATTACACCTTTTAATATTTCAAATGCCAAAATCTGTAATAAATTGATTAAGTGATATATTTAACCAAATCATACAAACTCCTTCATCCTCAATAGATTTACAATTTCTATATATTTGAAATTTTAAATTTTTTTTACTATTTTCATCTAAATTTGTATAAAATGATTTTACTTCTTCAATCATTTCATTACTCATTAATGTATTAAGCTGTTGTTTAAATATAATTGTATAATTGTTATTATTGTAAGTATACATTTTTACTCCATAAATACCTCTCGTTGTATAATACATGTTATTGTTTACTATAATAATTATAGTTAGGGTTATTTTATATTTCAATTTTTAGAAATAATCGAAATTTGAAATGTTAAAAGATATAAAACTATAATATTTTACAAAGACGCGTTTGATGCTGGAGGAGTAGTTTGATAAAATTGTCCAGTTGCTGATACTGTCATTGGATATTTTTGTTCATAGTAAGGCAGTTTACTTTTTGTTGCTATAGGAATTGCATTTGTAATTCCTTGACTATATTCTGCTGCTGATTGTTGGCGTTTATTGTATAAATCTAACCCTTGATTAAATGACTTTGTCCATATATCTAGTCCTTGATATGGAACTTTTAGTTCAGCATCTTTTGAACCTGGATATATTTGAGCAAAATCAGCGCTATGATTATTATAACCTGTAGTTAATGGACTATATTGTAGTCCTAGATTTTGTCCTAATTTTCCAGCATCGTCATATGGTTCAACGTCTTCTGTTCTACACGCGTCCATTGGTTTAGGACCTGGATTACAGCCATAACAATCTATATCGGATGTGCATTGTTCTCTAGTTATAGCACATTGTGCTTGAGGACCACAAAAATTCTTACAACTCACTGTATCCGTTAATGGTAAGTTTACTGTATGACTATATAAAGGAGAAGTTGTATCATTATAATCGATCACCGCATCTTTTGGATATGGTATAACTTTTTCTGAGTATCTTTCAAAATCTGTTAATCCTTCAACTATTTTTTTACTTGGACAAAATTTATTTGTTAATACATTTGTTCCATATTTTACTATCATCCAAAATAAAAACAAACTAACAAATGTGTAAAGTATTGTATATTTATAATTTAATGTCATATATATATACAATTTAGATTTTAATTTCTAATTAGATCTTGGATCAGAAGCTACTTATTCAATTTTTTGTATGTAAACGATTTAAACTATTTTCAATTCTGGCTAAAGTTTCTTTTAATTTATCAAAATCACGTCTATATATAAAATAATTACTTATATCGCAGCCAATGTAATACCCATAAAAAGAAGATATTAAATATGTTAGTGTAGTTATTGGATCCATTGATAATTCATTTATACCATATTATCTAAGTGATTTATGGATACTTTAATTCTGAGCGCTTCAATTCTTAAATATTGTAGTTTCGTATCTTCTTTATAGAATTTATTTTATTGTTCTAATTTTTTAATATATATTTATTATAATTAATGTCTACAACAGAAGATACAAGTGCAATTGATGATAAAAAAACAGAAGATACTGGAGGCACAGCTCCTGATTTTGTTGGGTTTACAACAAATTACTTATCAAGTATAGTATTTACTATAGGTGTTTCCATATTTATTATTGGTGGATTAGGATTATATACAACCAAAGTTGCACAATCCAATATTCTTCCTGATAATATAGAATTAGCACCGTATACTATTATTGATCGTGTTGTTGAAAATATACCAATTGATATAAATGTTATGCGGCCAACCTTTTGGTCCGAAAATAAAGACACATTTTCACAAAAGGCTATATTTAATTCTCAAGAATATTTAGACAGTTTTAGTAATAGTTTTATATGTTCTTTAAAAGATAAAGCAAATGCAAAAGACGGATCAAACGCGGCTTTGTTTTTTTCACAGGTTTATGATAATATAATTGCTAAAAATTTATTAGCTATTAATACGATTTTCTTTTATTTAAGTTATCTCCCTGAATCAATGATTATGCTTTTATATGGATTTTTGGGAATATTTATTTGGATGGCATTATATTTTTTCAATATGTGTATTAGTATCTTTTATCATATTGTAAATATACCTGAACTATTTAGATCTACTTTTAATCCTGATGAAAGTAAAAAGGATATTTTTGAATGGGAATCTGATGAGAACCTATCCTATTTTAGATTTTTCAAATTGCTATTATTCTTTTTCATTTGGATTCCTGTGGGAATGTTTTCAGCATTTGTAGTTCCAGCATTTTTTACACTTTATGGTCTTATTTCTCCTTTATTAGCTACTTACACTATTAGTAAAACAAAAAAAACATATGGAGTATATGATTTCATAAAAGACACTTTTGCATATAAAAAGTTTTTCTTTTTCGTTCTTGCTACCATAAGTTTATTTTCTAACGGAATTAAATATCTAGGAACTAATTCTATTATTGGAATATTAGTAGCTGTTGTTTTTGCTTACTTTATGGGGTTGTATACTAATGAAATGCCAGAAGCAGGATCAGATGGGTTTACAAGTAAAATAAGAGAAAACATCAAACAAGCAAAAATAGCTCCTATTGATGACACTAAATTAGTAGAAATATGTCCGCAAATAGTTATAGATGATTCTAAAATAAAAAAAATTATAAAAACTGGAACATTCAGAAAAGTAACAAAACCAAAGGCAATAGGAGGAGATGTTGATATTGATGCTGATAATATTCCTACTCCTTCTGCTCCTGCTATAGAACAAATGGCTCCTAATCCTTCTGCTCCTCCTATTTCAAACTTACAAGATCAATTAAATACATATCAAACTCGTCTCGATTTACTTAATGATGAGCTCGGTAAAGGAGCAATTGGAGGTCCAGAAATTATGAAAGAAAAGGCAGATCTAGAAAAAAATATAGAAAATATAAAGGCATCTTTACAATTTGGGGGTAAAAAAAGAAAATCACTGAAAACAACAAAAAAATATAATATTAGATTGGTTTAATAAACAATTTAAATATAATTTGTAATTTTAATTTAGATAATGGGAAAAAATAAAAAGAATAAAACTAAAACTAAAGCTCTCCTTCCATTCGTTAGTTTATGCACTCCTACATTTAATCGTCGACCGTTTATACCATATATGATTAAATGTTTTGAACATCAAACATATCCAAAAGATAGAATTGAATGGATAATAATTGATGATGGATCTGATCCTATTGGGGATCTTGTATCACATATTCCACAAGTAAAATACTTTTATTATGAAGAAAAAATGCTTTTGGGTAAGAAACGTAATTTAATGCATAGTAAGTGTTCTGGTGATATCATTGTTTATATGGATGATGATGATTATTATCCTCCGGAAAGAATTTCACACGCTGTTGAAACTTTGAAAAATAACCCTTCATTTTTAATTGCTGGATCGTCTGAAATGCATATTTATTTTGATTCTAGAAATTCAGTATTCCAATGTGGACCATATAAACCATATCATTCAACTGCTGCTACGTTTGCGTTTAAGAAAGAATTGTTACAAGAAACTAAATACGACGATGAAATAGCTCTTTCAGAGGAAAATAAATTTACAAAAGGCTATACAATTCCTTTAATTCAACTGGATACATTAAAATCAATATTGGTTTTTTCACATAAACATAATTCTCTGAATAAAGAAAAATTATTAGAAAATCCTCAACAAACAAAAACTGTTCCTTCAAAATATACAGTAGATGATTTTGTTAAAGATCCAGTGATAAAACAATTTTATATGTATGATATGAATAAAGTATTAGAAGATTATGAGCCAGGAAAACCATAACATAAACCTAAGTTATTAGAACAAATGAGAAAAATGGAAGCTGAAAGAGAAAAAAGAATAGCCGAACATAACAAAATGCTTGAAGCACAGCAAAAACTATTGACAACTATTTATAAACCTGTTCAAAAGTCCACGCCTCAGAATATTGAAACTATTCGTAATGAATATGATAAAAAAATAGAAAATAAAAATATATTGATTACAGAACTTCTTAAAAAAATTAAAGAACTTACAATAGAGCTATCTGATTACAAGACAGGAAAAACAGTAGCATAATAATATATTTATTAAACAATTTAAAGCTATAACACGTTATTATAATATAGTATAATAATGTATTACGACGAACTATTAGAGACTGTTGATGATTTATCTATTACAAAAAAAATGAAGTCGACAGAGATGGGAAGGAATGCTGATAAAAATTATGACAAATTTACTATTCCTTTTAATAATACATGGAGAGACGGAAAGTTTCATAAGAAAGTCACTATTGAACTTTATGGTTCGGGTCAACAAGGAAGTAAAATTAGAAATGCTGTAACTGGTGAGAGATATTCACATTTGGTTGGAAGTGCAGCCGAGGATCTATATTTTAAGGTTGTTGATTCAACCGCTCGTAATGGTAGAAAGGACCCCTTTATGTTGTATTATGATACTCCAGAACAATATGAAAATCATCATTTTACAACAGTTGAAACAGATGTAAAGGAACGTTGGTATGAGAAATGTTTGTATGCAAGAAAAAGAATGACTAAAGTATAAAGGCATATATGAAGATCATTTGAATTTTAAATAATATTTAAATTTATTAATTATTATTTATTTTTACTTTTTTAAAATACTTATTAACAATCCTCAGTTTCTTCATCAGATGAAACATCTTCTGTTTCGGGTGCATTTTCCTTTGTATATTTTTCCAAATATCTATAAATACGACTAATATCTAATTTTGAAATATTATAATTTTCAAATAATGATACAATCTCATTATCAGTATGTTTACTTTTAAGATCTAAAAAGAAGGCAAACATATCATTTTTATCCATTGATAATTCCTGACATAAATTTTGAATAAAAATAGAATTATTATATTCTGTAGAATATTTTGTAAGTACTTTTGTGAATCTTACTTCAGTTGGATTAAATTTTTGTTTCTTTTTGGCAGATATCTCGTCGTGATATATCTTATTATTTTTAAATGTTTTTATCAATGAACTCATCTCATTAAACTGCCATATTTGTTTTTGAAATGTAATTCTATCAATATAATCTGCAAAACACATATTATCCAATATTTTTAAATATAAGGGAACAGATTCATCTTTGTTAATTTTACCCAATACGTCTATTATATTTTCGTGCCACAATAAACCTACAATTGTTCTATCGGTTTCATTCATTATTGTTAAATGATCGTCAATTGAATAATTATTATTAATTAATTTTTTTGTTATTTTTCTTGTATCATCATTATAAGACTTCATTAAAAATATATTCTGAATGATATTATTATTCAATATGTTCTGTTTACTTTTATATAATTCATAAATGGTCTTAAGTTTTCTTAAATCTCCTTGAATAAAATTAATTATATTGCTTTTAATATTTTCATCCATTGTTGGCATTATATTATCTATAATTAAAGACATTTGGGGTTTTGTTGGAGACTTTAATTCTATTACGTGACATACTTTCATAAGTTCTTTAATTTTCTTATCAATATGATAATTACCTATACAAATAATTGGATTTAGTGTTATTTCTTCTAGTCGTTGTTTCTTGGTTTTTTTGGGTCTTATTATTTTAATAAGCGAATTGATGCCGCCTTTATCGCCATTATTCATACCATCAATCTCGTCCATTATAATGGCAATACGTTGTATTTTTTTATAAAACATACTCATTACATTTTTATCTGACATATTATGCTTTGTAATAGTATCTATAATTGATTTATTTCTAATGTCACCAGCATCATATTTAATTATATCATAATTTAATTCTTTAAGAATATTAGTTATAAAGGTAGTTTTACCCGATCCTGGATCGCCATAAACGTATAATCCTTTTTTTGTTGCCAAATTGTGCTTATTTTGTTCAAAATCTTTAAGAATTGTCTTTATTTTTATAGCTTCTTCGTCACGATTTAATAAATTATTTATGTTTATGTTTTCCATCTTATATATTTAATTATATTCTTTTTATGTTGATTTTTACTCAAACCTAGTTCTACAAATAACTCTTTTATTAATTTTCTACATTTAGTTGATTGATTTTCAATGGCATAGGATTCTATAAATGTTATATAATTTGTGTAAATACATGTCTTATAATAATATTTCTTCATACCAAACCATTTTTTTTGATTCTCAACTAACAATTGTTTTAATACAAAATCATTGTCTTGTCTTACCATTGCACGATAATAATTTTCAATATTTGACTTGTTTATATGTTGTTTCATTAAATGATGATCTTGCATATAGTTTTTCTTTGTTAAAAATAGTTTTACAATTTTTGGAATATATGAATAGACTTCTCTAATTAATTCATCTGGTAGATTATTTACATTTCTTAAGAAATTTGTGGGACAGTTAGAAAATCTCATTCTTTTATAAATATATTATAATATATTTTTAATACATTTATACAATTATGATGCATCTGGATCGTCATTTGATGTATCACACGGATTACTTACGCCTGAAGTAATACCGTCCCAAGTTACTCCGCACGCAGTAGCCCATCTATATTTAGAACATAATCCATTATCACCGGTAAAGGGACTTTGATTAAAATTCATTGTTGCTTTATCTCCATCTGTAGGTATATTACATGTTCCTAAACTATGTGAATTTAAACACTGTTCACCGTTTCCTGACATGTCCACCCAATAATCTGGACAATCACCTACAACCGGAGGCCATTCCTCTTCATATGAAGCTTTAGATAATGCCATTCCAATTACAACTAACAAAATTATTAATATAACAATTGCAACAGTTAATACTATCTTTTGAAAATTCATTTCTATATAAAATAAATATATATTTTTTTTATGGATGTATTATAATATGAATAGTACTAAAAGTTCAAATGGAAGAGTTGATATCATTAATAAAACGCAGGCACCTGATCTATCTAATTTGTTTGCTATGTACGATAAAATTCCCGCTAATCAATGTGCTTCATTTAGGGAACCAACCTTAGGTCAATGGGATGAAACACCATTATCTAAAGCTTATTTTTCTAAAGAAAATATACAAATCATTCAAAATGGCATTAGAGCTGGAGTTTATGATAAATCTAATGGTCAATATGTAATTGGCCCACAAGATTGTGATGCTTTAAAGATCATTATGCGAAGTGTATTTTTACAACATGCTGCCAATCAGCCAAAAAATGTCTCTGGACAAGTTGAAGAATTGAATCAAATTGTTTTAGATTATTCTATTCACCATGTTTATTCTGAAGCAAAGGGATATATGAAATATTTATATGATGTTAGCACATTGTCTGTTCCTATGTCAAATCCTATTGTTGAAACGCAAAAGGATAAAAATAATTATTTGATGCCTAAGTGGTTTTAGATGTTAGTTTAAAAATATTTAGGTCTTAATTATTTATCTTCGATATTATTATTTTTATGTTCACAATCTAACAGTTTCTTATTATCAATAGAACCTAAACATTTTACTTTATCCATAACATAATAAAATGGCATTTTTACATTGTCATATACGTTTTCCACAAAATCTATATGGTCACTCATTTTTTTACAATCTTTTTCTAATATTTCTAATATTTTATCCATTTTTGTATCCATTATTTTAAACTGGCTTTCTAAGTCCAACATTTTGTTTTTTAAAAAATCTTTATCTTTTTCTCCAATGTCTATTTTTTCATCTTCTTTGCTCATTATAACATAATAAACATATATATTTTTGTATGAAATAACTAATAACAATTGAAAATACAAATGCTAGACCTCCCCAGAAACCAGCACCTAGGGTTTTATAATAAACATTAAGACGATCACCAAAAATTTTGAATTTATAAATTAAAATGTCAAGTATGTATCCTAGTAAAAATGCTAAAATACAAAAATAGAATAAATCCGTAAAATTTTTAGGTATAATAAAACCAAATAAAAAATAAGACAAAAACATATTTATTACAAGCGCAAATAAAATAGTTACACCAGCATCAAAAGCACATTTTATAATAGATTGTTTATAAAAATAAGTTTGTAAAGACTTTACTATATTAAAATTTGTAGATAAATCATTTAAAATAATATCAGACGCAAAAGAAACAGCAAAATTTAAGAACATAAATATGATAATGGATCTAGTTACACTCATTACAGCTATACATTTTAGTTAGAATAAAAGTAAAAACAATTTATATTGATACATATTTAAAGGCAATATTTACAAATAATTCAAATGCTTAAAAGACTATTTGTTAGTTCTAGTTCTTTATTAAAGTCAAAAGGAAGGAGATATTATTGGGTACCACCAAATCCTGAAGAGTTATCCAAGATCTCTTTGATCAAACAAAAATATGATATTCCCAAAGAAATTATTGAATTTATGGAATCACAAGAAAAAGAACTAAAAAATATTAATAATCAACTAACAAATGAAAAAAAAGTTATTGAAAAAATACATAATAATACAAATGATATTTACAATTACATTGATAAAATAGATACTATACAGAAATTTACATTATTTTTTGTTTGGTTAACATATATTTATTCTAAACATTAACCTTCTTTACAATCATCTTCTTTTTAGGTTTGATCTCAATTTCTTCAGATACCTCCAACTGAATATTAGATGTCTTTTTCACTACTTTTTTAGCACCTCCTGCAACTTTTGTAACAATTTTTTTCTTACCAACTTTAACATCTCCAATTTGAGCTTGTTCTCTTTCTTTTTGATATTCTTGATACTCATTCTCAAGAATCTCCAATTCTGATAACCACATTTGTTGGATTGTTGTTGCTTTAATACGATCTAATTCATCTTGCTTTGAATGATGATCCTTAAGCAATTTATCTACATTTTCTTCTGATACTGAATCCATCGGCATTCTTACTAAATATTTAAATTCTTCATCATCATCAACTGTGTCATATTCTTTATCTTGAAGCATATCAATAATTTCTTGCTTCTTCTTCTTTCTCAAATCAATAGTTCCATTTAACAATTCTTGAATATACCTTGCCTTATTTGACAAGATCATTAGTTCTCTTTCCAATGCCTCGATCATAAAATCTTTTCTATCTTCGTAATATTCAAGACGAATATCAAAGTAATCATCGATAATTTCCTCAACTGATTCATACTTCTTCAATTTATCGTCTGAATTAAACAGATTCATATTTGTTGTTGAACTAGTTGAATAAAGCTTTAACAACTTTTCTAAACCATTGGAACCGTGATCACCTTTCAATGATTCTAATTCTTGTAATTTTCCCTTAGTAAATGTGATTACAAATTCGACTGTTGTATCTGTATAATTTTCGAACACCTCTTTTACAAGAGGAACTATTTTCTTTCCTTCTTTATCTTTATCATTTTGCAAATCATTCAACAATTCCTTAAAATCTTCAGTCCAATAACCTACTGGTAATTCAGTTACTTTAACTTTATCTGTATCAATCTTTTCATACTTTCCTTTAAATAGGAATTTAGTATCACTAACTTTTTCAGTTTCACCAGTAAATCCCTCATAATAAGGAAAGAATTCGATCTGATCTCCGGTAATGCCTTGTAATTTATTCTTTAGATAAGTAATAATGTCTCTAGGATTATAACACATTATTTCAGTGCTAAACCCAGTTCCAATACCCTTTGATCCATTCACTAAAACCATTGGAATAATAGGAACATAAAATTGTGGTTCTACAGGAGTTCCATCATCATTCAAATATCTCAAAATATTATCATCTTGTTCTGGAAAGAGAATTCTAGCAATTCGTTCAAGTCGCGTGAAGATATATCTTGGACTCGAAGCATCTTGACCGCCCTTAATTCTTGAACCAAATTGACCTGATGGAAATAGCAGATTTATATTATTCGATCCAACAAAGTTTTGAGCCATTCCTACAATTGCTTTATTTAAACTTTCTTCACCATGATGATAACACGAGTGTTCTGAAACATAACCAGAAAACTGTGCCACTTTAATTTCAGAAGATAATCTCTTTTTAAACGCACTATATAAAATCTTTCTCAAACTGATTTTAAGACCATCCATCAAGTTAGGAATACTTCGATCACAATCATATTTAGAGAAATGAATTAGTTCCTTGTTAATGAATTCTTCGTAAGGAATCATCTGTTTACTGGTATCTGCAAAACTGTTTCTATCATAGACAGTCTCCAACCAAGTTTTTCTATCATCTGCTCTTTTCTTGTTAAATACCATATCAATTGCATCATCACTTGTTACACCAGTATGTTCAAATCCAACAAACTTCTTTTCCTCAAAATATTCTCGAAACTCAGTCTTGGTTGAAGTGCCCAACCCTTTATAATATTTAATATTCCAGCCCTTGGTTTCGTTATTACTTTTCCATTCTTCATATTCACCCTCATTATAAAACTTCATTTCTTGATTTCCTTTCTTTGCTTTCAAGATGGGAGTATTCATAAACCCAATAAATCCTGGAATATGAGTAAGAGAAGCCCATTCGTTTTGAAACAGATTAATACACAATCCTTTAATATGAGATCCATCCAAATCCTGATCTGTCATAAAGACAACCTTTGAATATCTCAAATTTTTGTTAACATCCTCAAGTGAAGTATATTCCTTTCCAGTCTCTAGTCCGAGAATCTTTTTGATTTCAGCGATCTCTTTATTTTCAGAAACCTTCTTTACTGCTTCACCTCTCACATTCATTACTTTACCCTTCAAAGGATAAACGCCAATTGTGTTTCTGTCTTCAGATGATAATCCTGAAATAACACCGGTTTTGGCCGAATCTCCCTCACAAAAGATAATCATACAATCCTTTGATTTTTCTGTTCCAGCCCAATTAGCGTCATCTAGTTTAGGAATACCTCTAATAGATTTGCTTTTAGTGCCATCAGTCTTTTTAGCAGCCTTGTTTTCTTTCACTTCAGTAATTGCACATGCGGCATCCATAACACCCATCTTTGCAACCTTTTCAATAAATTTATCACTGACATCACATTTAGATCCAAACTTAGCCATAGGTGTATTCATAAAATCCTTTGTTTGACTATCAAATGCTGGATTTTCAATATCACATCTTAAGAACAATATCAACTGTTCTTTGATTGAATTAGGATTAACCTTGACCTTCTTCTTTTTCTCAATAAATTCTGATAATTTTCTAGTAATCTGATTAAGAATATACTCAACGTGTTTGCCTCCCTTTGAAGTATAAATACCATTTACAAAGGACACTTGAATAAATTCATTTGTAGGAGTTAATGCAACAGCATATTCCCAACGAGGATTAGCCTCTTCATAAACTCTTGGAGAAACCCCCTTTTCTCCAATATACAAATTAATATATTGCTCAAAATTCTTTGTAGGAATAATAGCAGAATTATATTTTACTTTGATCGTTTTATCGGTAACTGCAGAAATATCGTATACTCTTTTCTTAAGTAATGCGATTAGATCAGGTGTTAAGCCACTAATTCCTAGACGTTCGTAGTCGGGTTTAAATGTAATTTTTGTATATGGTTTTGTTTTAGAAGCCTTTGTAATTTTTGGTGGACAAATGGTATCAAGATTATCTTTGAATTCTTGTGTATACTTAAGTCCGCGAATATGATCTACAGTTTCAATAGAACCACTTGTAGACCAAATCAAGACAAGTTTGAATCCAAACCCATTTTTACCACCAACAATCTTTTTTTCTTCTTTGTTATAATTTGTTGAAGTTCTTAGATGACCAAATATCAATTCAGGAACCCACGTTTTATATTCAGGATGCTGAACAACATCAATCCCATTACCATCGTTAATCATAACAATAGTGCCATCATCTTGAATAGCAACATCGATATAAGTAACAGGTAAAGAATTATCGACATTTTGGTCAATCTTAGATTGCATCCTTACAACGTGATCTCTACAATTTACGATACCTTCATCAAATAACTTGAACAAACCAGGAATATAGCTAATATTTTTTTCGATAATTCTGTCATTAGTTTCATTCATAATCCATACATTAGAATCAACTGTTTCAACAGAACCGATATAAGTATCTGGATTATCCAGAATATGCTGTTTATCAGTCTTCTGTTGAACATCAAAGTATAAAGTATTATCGTCAGTAGCGCTCATTGTCTCGTATATATACCTTGGACTTTTGTGTTTAAACTGTTTCAATTTTATTTTACACCTTTGGACATTTAAAACGCCGATTTTTATAGGTATTCTTTCGGTTTTCGCTTTCGTGTTTTATTGCAACTTGTATATTTCACATCACGATTTTTATAAGCACCATTTATTATGTTA